CCAGAAATTCCAACTCCACGTTTTGTTACTGCGGCAGGTGAATTGTTAGAAGCTGGTAAAAATTTCTTAGATATAAAAATTACGCAACCAACAACTAGATTTATTGATAGTGTTGGTAAAGCTTTCACTGACTTTATTGATATAAAAATTACGCAACCAATTAGCAGATTTGTTAACTCTGCCGGTGATATGGTTGATCAGATTAAATTAAAAATTCCTGAGATTCCAACTCCACGTTTTATTACTGCGGCTGGTGATGCTATTGATAAAATTGATATTAAAATACCAGATATACCAACACCAAAGTTTGTATCTACTTCAGTTGACTTTGTAAAAAATATTGAGTTTGAGTTACCAAAGTTACCACAAATAAAAATTGGTGACGGTGACTTCTCATTCATTCAAAAACTAAAAGACATTCTTGGTAACTTTCCTGATGGCGCTAATGACGTAGCAGGAAAAGGCATATTAGGATTTATTGGTTCTGCTGCTAAAGTATTAGAACCAGTATTAAAGCCAATTAAGTTTATTATGAGAACAGTACTTCGTCCATTCACTCAAATCTTATTGTCTGTAATTGATTTTGTTGTAGGATTCTATAAAGGATTTACGAGTGAGGCTGAAAATGAAACGTCAACATTTACAGATAAAGTGCTAGCAGGTGTTGAAGGTGGTTTCCTTGGTGTGATTAAAGGTATCACCGAAGCATTTGACTTGCTATTTTTTACAATCCCTGCTTGGTTACTTGAAAAATTTGGCATGACTAATGCTGCAGAAATTCTAAGAGGCTTCTCGTTAACTGAACTTGTAGATCCAATATGGAATGGTATTAAAAACGTAGTGTCTTTTGTTGGTGATAACTTTATGTTGATGAAAGATATTATTGTTGGATTTTTCACACTAGAAATAACAAGAATCGTGAATGGATTTAAAAAAGCATTTGAAACAGTAGCTAACTTTATAAACAATCTTGGCGATGAGCTTTATCTTCTTATAGCAAAGAACTTAAGATTTAAGTTGAAGCCGATAGTAGTTGAAAATCCAATTACCGGAAATCCTTTGTTCACTATTCCAGGATTTGATGCTGGAGTTGGTAATTCAGAAACCATTGCAGCTGCAGAAGAAAGAATTGATTATCGTACTGCTAAATCTGAAATGAAAATTCGTGGTCTGAATAACGAAGTAGCAGAAATGATGAAAGCTCAGCAAGCAAGGCTTACTGAGCTCGATAAGGCTTTCCAAAGTCAAGTGTTAGTTGCACCGAATAATAGTCAGACAAATAATCAAACGAATAACGCTACTGTACTTAACTCTAATGGAATGCCAGCTACAATAGATGTAGCCGGCCCATTTTAATTAAGCAGCGTCATCATTAATTAGCTTAGAGAAATATGACATAGTGTCATCATCATCGTTAGACAATATTTCTTCAGCTGTAGTCGATGGAGCAGCTTCTTTAAAGGAAGGTGCTGAAGTTTCTTCACCTAGACTAATTTCATCTTCAATCTTAGGTGCACCACCCATTACACCGCCGCCAAGAACTGACTGCAGTTTAGCTTGAAGTTCATCATAAGTTTTATACTTAGTAGGATCTGTAAACTCACGAAGATCGTGCATTGAGTTATAAATCGTTTCTAACTCATCATCGTCCTGAGATAAAGGAGAAGGAGAAGCGAACTCTGACTTGTCATAGTTACGATAACCTTCAACATCACGGATCTTCAACTTAAAGTTAGCACCTTCCCAAAAATCAAATGGGTTAATTGGATCCTCATCAGCAAACTCTGGCTGCATAGAGTCCATAAGTTTGTCAAAGATTTTCTTACCATATTGATATAGGAATACTTTACCTTCATTCGCTGGATTACCAGGATCACTTACAACATAGATGTTAGACACGTAGTGTAAACGACGTTTCTGGTTACGAGCAGTTTGTTTATCTGACTCAATACCAGAGTTCCATAGGCGAGAATTAAGTTCGCCAACTGGATCGTTTTGTCCGATTGATGTAAGAGATTTTTCGATGTACCACTTACCTGTTGGGCCTTTAAAGCCATGATCCCAATAACGGTTCCAAGGTAAGTCTGAACCTTCCGAAGCTGGAAGGAAGCGAATAACAGCATAGCCATTATTCTGTTTGTCAACCGTAGGCTTCCATAGTCGATCATCAGTGTACTTGTTACTCTGAGTTTGTGAGCCAGTTGCTTCTGCAGCAGCTACGAGTTGATCGATTTTGCCACGGTTACGTTTTAGATTTGCAAAAGACATGTTTATTTTCTCCGTATGTCTGAAATGTTACTGTATTATTATAAGTTATATGCACTGAAATGTACACTATTATTTATTCAAAATACAAAGTATTTTGACGAGGCAAGAAATTTAATCTCATAGCCTCAGCTTCAATCTTCTCCTTAATAACAGGAGAGATGAATTTCTTTACATCTTCTGGATCGATGTTTGTTGCGTTGCAAGCTTCGACTACTGCGTCAATGTAGCCGAGCTTTTTTTCTACAACTTGTTTTTCTACAATCTTACTGAACTTTGACTTGTTCATGAATTCTGCTTCAATCATGCTTCCTCTTTTTCTGGGTCTAGTCCTGTGTAAGTATATCCTAGCTCTTGATAGAATACACCATACGAATATTTTTGATTACCGTCTTTATCATAAGCAGGAACAACACAACGATAGCGAATCTTATGTTGCTGATACTCGCCATAGAACATATCAGAATATTCACCAGTGGTCAAATATTTTTGTAGATTAGCAATATAAGCTTGAATATGCGCAACACGAGTCTCTGCGCCTTTTTCTTTTAAGCGTACAGATTTACGAGCTCCGGATAAAAGATCTTTTTGAGTTTTAATCCAGTCTTGTACTTTACGGAAATAAAACGGATCATCCTCTGGACGATTAAGAGCATTCGGATGGATGTTCTTAAACTGAGGGGGATTTTCTCTCATACGTTTTTCACGTGCTTTCGCCAGTCTTTCGGCTGCAGCAGCACGTTGTTCAGGTGTCATAGGTTTACGTTTCTTACGAATAGCCATTCGGTATCTCCTTCATCATATAATACTATTCTACCACAAACGTGAGAGAATGTACACTAAAAAGTTTAGTTAATATTCAAATGGTTATTCGTCTAAACGCAATAATTCTATTTCGCCGTTTTCATCTTTTTGCCAGCGAACTAAGTTATTGTCTACAAGATACATTATTGTTCGTTCAATAATAAGGTCTTGGCTGTTTTGAGTAATAGACTTTCCTATCATAAAAGCTACACCGCTAGCTGCCAACAACAAAGCCCACTGTATTGATAGAGTAGAAAGCACAAACATACAAGTCCTCTTATTCTAAATAATATTATTTATACTTTATTGAATACAATAGATGTGACGCTGTCAATACGAAAGCTTCGCCAATCTTTTTTCTCTAAGTCCCAAACCGCAAGAACTTCTTCATTCGCACGTTTTTCTGAAATGTATTCTTCTACATCAATTGTTTCAGGTAACTCTTCTTTCTGTAGAGTACAATACATTACACGATCAGTACCGTTAGCTTTAACAAAAATAACTGTAGCTTTTGATTTCTTAAGCTTGGCTGCGATCTCATCTCTTGTCATGTCTATTGCCATTAGTTTCTCCTCATCTGAGCAGCATCAATAGCTGCTTGTTTGTTGTCCTTGCGAACAGGCATTAGGTTTGATTTATGTGTGGTAACGATACCTGCGATTTCATCGCCAGTATACTTCACGGTATCTCGCTTTGTACCGTTACCACACACGACATCTGAGGTAGGAGGCGAGGCTCGATCTGACTTAAGGTCAGGCATCTCAGCTCTCCACTCAGATTTCTTACCAGTTACACCCATCTTTTTAAGAAAGGCTTCATGGTCAGCTTCAGCTTTCTTCCAACCTGGCTTCTTTTTTAGTTTAGACTTACCGTGGACTTGTACACCACGAATCATATGCATACTCATAAGATAAACTCCATTATTAGACTTGCAATAAGAAGTAATACTCCTCCGTATAAAATAGTTTTTAACAGTACATATGTTACAAGATCGTGCATAATATAACTCCTAAAAAGAAAAAGCTTCACTTTGATTTGTGTCACTATTCCAACGACTAAATGATACAGTATCAGAATCACCCCATTGGAAATTAACAGACAAATCCAATACTCGCTCGTATGAGCCAGAGTCAACACCAACCCAGGCGACAACCAAATCATCAACACCAGCAAATGTATCGGCTGGTTGATTACGCAAAACTTCCAATGCTTGTTCTACATTCGAAAACAATGCTGTCCAAACTGTACCTTCATAATCACGTTGTGCAGAAACTTGTACTACTTTCATCATAACTCCATTCCGAGACTACTTACCTCCACACCCCTAGAACCATCGTTACATTCCTCACCCGACAATCTTACTGGTTTTGGCGATATCGCCTCACATGCGGTTTACGTTCAGTAACTTCCTTTTGCTTCTAGCACATTCGGATTCGTCCTTGGCCTTCGGACTTATCGGATGTGGAGGAAAGTAGTCTCCTTATGCTACTAATTCACGAATCATTTTGTTTAACACTTTAAGCTGGTCCTGTTCAGGATAGCAATAAAATGTTGGTGAAACACGGACACCATTTTCACCTAAGAACTCGATTAATTCTTGAATTTGAGATTTGATAGTCATGTAAGATACTCCATTAATTAACTGATAAACTAGTCTACCACAGTTTTTCTCAAAAGTAAAGGAAATAGTTTCGTTTAAAATCAATAGCTTACGCTAAGTTGTTGAAAACAAACGAAACTTTTTTTCACTTATGGTACTCGTCAAACACTCCATACATTCTTAGCTTTACATTCTTAATGTGGCTACATGCTGTCCGCGGATTCTTTTTACATGTACAGCTGAACCCTTCGTCATGCATCGTAACCACACCTTTGGCATAGATCCATTCAGTACCTACGGCCCAGTGATTCTCAGTATTCATTCCACCAGCAGAAAATATATTCATAATCTAGTCTTTCTCGCGCCGTAGGCGCGCCGCACCTTAAACTTTATGGATCTATCCACTCTATCTGATGCTCGTGAGCATAACGAACACCTTCGATATAATCACGATCTTCTTCGGACAGAGCACTCCAGAACTTTGACACCGAGGCGATTTGATCGAGAACCTTGCCACCTTCAGTAAGATGCATTTGGTTGTTCATCATCCGCTGCAGCATGTCCATTCGATTATCGATTTTCTCCTTAATCCCAGTCATTGTCATACCGTGTAGTTTCGTACATTGTTTCACCGTAATATTCCTTCGCATATTTCGAAGCATCGGTGTATTGATAGATGTTGGATTCCTTTGGAATATCCATGAATGAGCGGTCGACTTTTGGTGCTGCAGCACGGACCTTACGAGTCTTTTTCTTGATCTCAGCCATTTTCTTCCGACGCTCAGAGATTTGTTTGATAAGTGCCATGCGTTGGTCATATGTAGTTGCGATAGTCATACTGTAATCCTCCATTTGATAAAACTAGTCTACCACAGTTTAAACCGATTGTACACCTTTTTTTTCAAAAAAATGCATTTTTGTTTCGTTTGGAATCAACTACTTGTGATTTTTTTTCAAAACGTATGTTCCTTCGGGTAACTGCCATGCTTTCATAAGCTTGAGATACATTTCAGAAGTTAACGTAATGACGTCGAATTTTTCTGTCTTCTCATTCCATTGACGGAAATGGCAGTAGTCATCATAAAGAATTGCACCGACATCTTCGAGTTCGCCGGTGTCATCCATTACATTAATATAAGT